TAAATATGATTGGTCCAAGAATTAAACCACAAGATTTAAAAAGCTTAGTAAATGATTTTACTATAGATTTTAAAGGCAAAGGATTAGATGCTTATGCTTCAGGTACAAAATTTATTGACGAATTAAAAGCTTTAGCTGCAGCTTCAGACGAAAGATTAAAATTTGAAGCTAATAGAGCTGTTTCAAGATTACCTGAAGTCGGTATTGAAGAAACAGTTAACAGCATTTTTAGACCTGGTGGTTCAGCTAATATTATTAAATTAAGAGGTGTTGTTGATGACGAAGCCTTTAACAGCATACAACAGGCTAGTATGCAAAAACTATTAGCAAAATCTATTGACTTCAATGGAAAAGGCAAAGTTACTGATGTATTTAAACATCAAAATCTTAAAACAGCTTTAGATTCATACGGAGATGAAACACTAGAAGCTATGTTTGGAAAAGAACTTGCAAAAGATTTACGAACATTTCAAAAAGAAATAGACATTCTTACTATTGGTGAATCTGGTAGAGGGGCAGGAGGTGCTGGTGGTTTAGTCGCTGCAGGTATAGCTGCTACCATTATATTTACACCTTTAGCTACCTTACCAATAGTAGCAGGACTAGCAGTTGCTAGATCTTTATTTGGTAATAGAGCTTTTGTAAGATTGATGACAAAAACAGATCCAGGATCTATCTCACAGGCTTTTAAAATATTTAATAATACATTAAGACAATTTGGATTAAGATTTGTAGATGGACAAATACAACCTTTTGGTGAATCTGTTGCAGATGTATTAGAAACAGGTATACAAGATGCTGCAACTGAGGCAGGAGTTACTGGCGGTGATGTAGAAGGTATTACAGATGAAGGTCTTAATATATTTCAACAACTAAGAGAACAAGTTACTGCACCACTCAAAACCTCAGAACTACAACTACCAGATGTTCAACCTATGCAATCACCAACAGATCCACTATCTCAAGAACGTATAGACTTTGCAGAACAAGTTGCTGGTAGGCCAATAGTTTAAACAATAAAAAAGGGAGCTGTTACACTCCCTTTCTTTGTTCTCAAGGTTGTTATCCCCATTGGTCTGCCATAGCTTTGGCAAGACCTGGGAAGAAAGTGCTTCTTATTTTCCAACGATCTGGACCAGGAGGACAATTATGTATGTCATTCCTAGCTGAAGTCCCGTCTAAAGTACCTGTGGGCTTGAGAATTGGTAAATTCTTTAACCATAAGCAGGTTGCTTTAGAAACATTATCCTGGCCTTCTGGATCATCTCCGAATTGCCAGGGTTGGATCTTCTGATCGTAATGCTTGTAGTTTTTAATCCTTTTCTTTGCATATTTATGCATAATTGGATTTTCAACTGCAATTTTGGGTATGTCACTATTCCAAAGATCTTGAAATAAATTTGTACCCTCTCTTAAATCCCTAACCATTTCCTTTACTGTTTTTCCAGGAGGAGGTGATTTCAACCACCTAACTCCCGAATTGCAAAGTCTGGTACAGGGAGGGTGTGCTACCATCATCATGTCCCAGTTTTCCATTTTCATAACTTTTCTAATGTCATCAGTAATGTGTCTATTAGATCCGTCATCACTTGGAAGAATGTCACAAGACCAGGCATCATGCCCTTTGTCTAAGAAAGCATTTCTTACAATCCCTGAGAACTCACATGCGATTAAAATCTTCATGTCAGTTTCTCCTCTTATTTTTATTTTTAAGAACAAACTAGCTCTAGGCTAGAATTTCATTATAACACAAAAGTTACAATTTGTAAACTATGGGTTTTTAACTATCCTCAAAGAAAGTAGGATCAACCGCAACAAACCTCTTTGCTGGTCTGCCTTTACCACCAACTTTAATCTCAACCTCTTGTATCTCCCCTGCATTCTTAAGCCTTTCAATAATCTCTTTTACTTCATAAGACTTCATACTTCTAAATAGTTCATGTCTATCTACTTCACGTTTAGATATACCCTCACCATTCCTAGATCTAATAAATGATAATACTTGTTTAATCTTAGATTCTGTTGCACTACTGGCCACCTTATCTCTACAGGCTTCTATGAATAATAAGTCGTAGTATCTAATAAAATCTACAGCCCAACGTGTAACATCTCCTGTAATGGCTTTAGCGTCTGCATTTGTTGCTAAAGTACATAACAAAGACAAACGCATAGCTTTTTCCTTAGAACGGCTTAGAAGTGGCTCTAGGTTATCTTTTTCTAGTATATCTTGTCGTTTAACTATCTCTCGTGCAAAGTCTTGCAGTATCTCCTCTGATTCCCTATCAAAGTTTAATACTATTTGATCTAGGTCAAGCTCTGCATTATCACGAGATAAATCACTCATGGTGCCTCTTTGTCTTCTTATATAATTTACCCAGTTCACAATAGAGGTTGGTGGCGATGTGAATCTTTTAAGCTCACCCACTCTTCTCGGCTCTGTAGATTCAACAACTACAAAACGGTTTAGGAACCCGTCTGCAATCCTGCCACCATTTAACGCTTTATAAAAATTCTTAGGTACTGACAAACCAACCAGTGTAATAGCTGGTTTATGTGTTACACGATTCATCATCATTTCTTTGTATTGTTCTTGCACATTCATAAGTGAGTAGTTATCTGGTCGCAAAGTACCATGACAACGACCCCATGCTTCCATAAGTGTTTGTATACCATCTTCTCTATTAGTGTTGGTTGATGCCCCTATTGCTTCTAGTCTTTTACCAAACTCATCCATTATGGTTATCTGTGTTGGCCTCATCTTTAATACAGAATGCACAGCACCACTTGAGGTGTAGCCATCTCCTACAATTAGCTTTTCATGGTCACTAGCATTCAGCACACCTTCTACAAATGTTTTAATGTTTTCTTTACCTTGCCCCGATTTAGCAATACCCATGAAGTACATAGAAGAAAAGTTATTCATGTTGGTTCTATATATACGGCCACAAGTAACACTAGCTAGTGCCAGTGCACCTATCAATGATAGTTCTGGTTGTGGCACCTGTGCTATCTCCTCACAGAACTTAAACATGTCTTTAAGTAATCCTGGTGGGTTGAATAAGTCTTTTGGTTTCTGTATGCTTTCTGATGCTTGGATAAATAATGGTGCGATTCTATTTTTCCTATCGTGTGTGCTTTTAACACTCTCTACAACGCTGTCTATCTCTGTTTGTGGTAATGGAGGATTATTATTTTTATTCCAATTCTGCAGAAATATTTTTACAAATTGTAGATTAACGTTCTTAGATATTAGGTATCCAGCTATCCTTGCAGCTCCATCATTCCTAGATCCCTCCATAACACCATCAAGTGAAAATGGTGCAGTTTGTACTCCTGTTTCTGTTTTTGGGACACCTGTAATTTTTTGAAACTCAACCTCTGTAAAATCTGGTAAATCATTGTGATCATGTACCTTCCAATCAGTAAAAGTTACAGGCTTATATACTTGGCCGTTTGCGTGTCTGTTCCATGGTGCAATAATAAGACCGCCAACACCTCTTATATCTATTAATCTTTCTATGGGTGTTTCTGCAGTTCTTCTTGTTGCAAAGGTAGTATAGTTTTGTGGATTGTTATAATAGTAATGCATACCTTTACCAGTTATAACTTTAAATGGACAAGCAGGCATATTGTTCTCAACCCAATCCATAGCCTCTGGTGAATCAGCATCAACGACCACAAACTTACCGCAAACTAAAGCAACTTGTAAGTTATCTCTACCCTTAAACCATGATTCTACAAGGGTTCTAGCAGGCCTTACCTCTTTGTATTGCTCCCAACTACCTAGAAAAGATGGTGGTTTCTTGTTAGATCTTTGTAAGGGAACTACGTTATAGCCATCATCATAATAGGCGAGTGCTTGCTCCAAGGATGTATCGTCCTCGGTAATATTAAGCTGAAACACACTAAGCTTCTTGTGCTATATCATTTACTGATCCATAGATGCATTCAAAATCTAATCTGCCATCAGTAGCTTTAATAATTTGTTTGGCTTGATTAATGGTAGGTTGCCTATAACCATATCTCCATGACTTACATGAAGCCTCTGAACAACCAAAATCCTCTGCGGCTTTTTTCTGTCCAAGAAACTCAATGTATTCTTTAAGAGTGTATCTTTTTACAACTCTGTCGGTATGATTAGGTTTAACCCCAAGTGTTTCAAATTCTTTTAGTTTTTGTGATGATAATGACTTCATTCTATGATAATAGTTTGCTTGCCATACTAGATCTTCTCTATTGGTATCTTCCATGTTTTTCTCCTCGTAACTTTTATTTGAAAAATAATTACACATTGTAGATAAGTAGTATATAATATGCAAGTTAATTTTTAATTTTAAAGGAGATAGAGAAATGGAATTATCAAGTAGAATAGTATCTCCGCAAAAGTTAGTTCAAGACCAAGGTGCAAAAATCTTGGTGTATGGAATGGCTGGAGCGGGTAAAACAACATTAGCTAAAACTTGTCCTGGTAAGGTGCTTGTCATAAGTGCTGAAGCTGGATTGTTATCTATTAAAGATGCAAACAATGTAGAGGCTATTGAAGTAAAAGAAGCATCAGAGGTTATGGAACTACACGATGCTTTAAAGTCTGGCAAATTACAATATGACACAGTGTGCTTAGATTCAGTATCTGAAATAAGCGAGATCTTATTGACATGGGAGAAGTCTCGTAGCAAAGATCCACGAATGGCATATGGTAATGTCCAGGAATCTGTAACAAATTTAATGCGTGCTTTTAGAGATTTAAACATGCATGTATTATTTTTATGTAAAGAAGATATAGTAAATGACGATGGCATACTTAGACATGCACCAAAGATGGTGGGTACTAAGCTTGGCGAATCAATTACATACTTCTTTGATGAAGTGCTTGCTCTTCGTATTATAGAAGATCAAGATGAGGACGGTAAAAACGTTCAAACCAGATGGCTACAAACTACTTTTGGTCAAGGCTACAAAGCCAAAGATCGTAGTGGCAAACTTGAAAGTTTTGAAAAGCCAGATGTGAGTGCTCTAATTGAAAAGTTAGGGTTTACATTAACTAACGACAATATAGGAGATGCAAATGTCTGATTTCGGTGATGTAGAATTTTTTGATAACTTAGAGGAAATGTCATCTGGTGGCTTACCTCTTGCACCAGACGGTGAACACAATGCAACGGTTATTGCTACGGACAAATATAAGTCTAAAGCAGGTAATCATACGCTAAAGGTTACATTTCAACTTGATGGCGGTAAATATCGTGATCATAATGAATGGTATAACCTTTGGGCTACCAATGAAGAAAACAAAAGAATTAGTACGGAGATATTTACCAGGCTTACTAAAGCTGTTGGATTTAAAAAGTATCCAGAAAATCATGGCGACTTTGTTGGTAAAAAATTGGTGCTAAAGACTGAACAAATAGATGATCAGTTTGAGGGTGATAATGGTGTTGTGAATACTAAGAAGACTAAGATCCGATTGTATTTGCCAGAGGCTGACTCTGACATGAGTCCACCTAAGGAAGCGATACCTCCTTTCTAAAGGTTGCTGTTTGACTAAGGGGCTTTATGCCCCTTTTTTATTGATTCTGCAATTAACAAAAATAATTCATTTTGCAGTTGTTGTGTTTTTTCTTTAGATTCTTGCAATCTTGCTTTTGTTTTTTCTATTTCTTTTTTTAAACTCATTTACGATCCTGCAATAATGCAAATATAAACAATAAACATAAAGCAATGACAGCCCAAAAACTCATATCTATAAAGCCCATCATCTGTTCTCCAGTTTATTACGTAGCCTTGTTAAGTACCATATGGCCTTATCAATATCTTGCACGTTAGAATCTTTATGATCTTCTCTCCAAATGTATTTAAGAGCTGCCGCTTTACAATAGCCCTTGAACTCTTCAAAGGTTAAAGCTGATTCTATTGCGTCTATACATTCAATAGGGCCTTTCTTGTAATGTGGTGGGTTTATGTTATCTGTTTCTATCATTTTGTTTCTCCATTCCGAATACATCTGCATGATGTAGATTAATAAGTTGTTTCACAATTTCACCAGTAGTCACTCTTCTTTTAGCTTCGTCTGAATATAAAGTTCTTAAAGACGTTAAGTTTTTACTTGTTGAAGGATCAACTTTAAAAGTTACTAATTTAGTATTTTGTTTTGCTTTTTTAAAATTTAGTTTATTCATTCTATTCCTCTCTATAAAAGTTACCAGTATCAAGCTCAACAACATTAGGACTGTTGTATATGGTTGCTTGTTTGCCACCACTCCACACTACTTTGTTGTATTCTTCTAAGTAATCGCTCAAAAAGTTCCAACCTACTTCCATATCGGTATGGTTCATTTTAAATACTTTACTTGCATAAGGTGGTTTCTTCTCTTGTGCTACAAACACAAAGTCATGTACCTGGAAACCAGCACGCTCAAAGCCACGCTTATACCATGCGGCTTGTAGATCATAGGAGTACCGTCTTACTGAATTGGTAAATCCCCTAACAGAACAATCAGCAGTGGTTTTGTAATCTACAAGCACTATGGCATTTTCCCCGTGTGGTTTATCAAACGGATTTAAAACTACGTCAGCTCTAGTCTTACATAGCAAATCTTGTTCATACCAGAATATTGACACCTCGTAGGGTGCATCAAAAGAGCTAGGATACTCTTTATCTGGATTTAGATAAGCTCTCGCTTCGGTTACTAAGCTGTTTTGCATGCTATATATGGTATCTTTGTCTTTTTCGTTGATAACAATCAAACCCTTATCAAGACTTTCTTTCTTAAGAGCTTTGTTAGTATTGGTATATGGAGATCCAGTAATAGTAACTACATCACTAAAGAATGCTCCCTCTCCCTCTACAATTAATGAATGTGCCGCAGATCCAAAGTTCATAGCTGTTGTTTGCTCTATAACTTCTTCCAAAGCATGTAATTGACTTTGACTAAATCTTCTTATGTGTGAAGAAGATATGCCTGGCCCATTGTGATAAAAGCTATTACTCATGTTCGGAAAGTAATAAGCATCGCCTACCTTTTTATGTGGTAGATCTTCTAGCATATCAGGTAATTTATTCATGATGCCTCCTTAGATTTAGTAATATCATCTACTGCTGATTGCAGTTCTTTAATAGCAACACCACATTGCCAAACAAGGTAATTAATCTTATCTTGTTCTATTTGTTTCTCTAAGTCTTCCTTAGATGGATTTGTGTAACTGATTACTTCGTCCATAATAGCAGTTACGTCTAATTTAGGTTTTTCCATTTTACTTCTCCAAATAAATGAGTTTGTATTATTGCATTTATTTCTGTATGATGTCAACCATAAGTAACCATTTATTATTTATGAGGAGTAAATATGGGAAGAACAAATGATTTGTATACAATGATGCGTTTATCGTATGAACAAGCTACAGATGACTACAATACTAAAAAAGCAGATTCACTCGTTAATGCTTACAAAAAATACTACAAAATAAACGTAGGTATGAAATGTTATGATCCACAAGGTGATTTAATTACCTTTTATGATGAAGATTATAACGATCAAAGAGCATTATGAATGTAGTAAACATAAACAAAGTTAGATGTAGTATATGTAATGGCTACATAAAACCATTAAAAAATGATGACGGAGAGGTTGTATGGGAGCATGGAAACAATGCTGAACCTGTAAACTCTGGACGTTGTTGTGATGATTGTAATTGGACAAAGGTAATACCAGCTAGGCTATCACAGATGAGGGAGTAGCGGTATTATGAAATATCGTGTTATGATGCGGAATGCCAAAGATTGTAGAAATCAAAGACAAGATGGGCAAACCCACATTACAAGAAGTTATTTCCAGACTTGATGGTATGGTTGAAAACATGGTTTATCGGGGCGAAAGTCGTTTGAATATTGTCCTGGCAAGCTTAAGTTTTTTTATCGCACAGGTTAGTAAAGAGTTTGAAGATAAAGAGGTTGCTAAGTTAGTTGATGAACTTTTAGCTCAATATATTGACAAATCTGCCAACAAATAGATTATTGTCTATTATTGTCATTTTGTCATGACAGCTAAAAACATGATAAGAATGGGGGTTTCAGGATTATTGTATTTTTTTCATTTTTGTCATAAGAGAATAAGTAAACTTAGTTAAATAATTGAGATAATACTTGACTAGATCTACTCTCTTCAAGTATCCTCACAATACACTTTAGGGTAAAGTGGGGGTAGGTATTATTAAAACTTACGCCTACTCTAATATGCAAAACATGGGATATAGAAAAAATAACTTAGAATATGAACCTATAATCTCTTCTGAAGAAGAAGCTCCCATAGAATATTGTAATCTTGATAACTCCCTCAACAGACGACAACGCAACTTTATTTGGATTGCAGTCAATAATCCTCGTTTATCTTTAGTAGAGTGTGCCCACAAAGCTGGGTATACAAGTCCTCGTCAAATGGCCAATAAACTCATGAACAAGCCTATTATTCGTAAGGAATATAATTATCTTATGAACCAGGCTAAGAAGAAGTATGAGCTTAACTATGATCGGGCCGTGCAAGATCTCTATGATATTCGGGACAAGGCTATTGAGTCGGGGTCATTTAATGCTGCAATATCTGCTCAGAACTCACTGCTCAAAGTCGGGGGCTTAATTGTTGATCGTAAAGAAGTTATGTTCGGGAAGGTGGATCAAATGAGTCGGGAAGAAGTAGAAACAAGATTAGCACAGCTCATGGGTAATGTTGTTGAGGCTAGTATAGAAAATAAGGTTGACGACCTGGATCTACCTGATCAAGATAATGAAGAAAAAAGGGAAGAAGATAAAAAGGCATAACTAATCTATTGGAGGAGATGAGAAGTAAAAATAGTAAATCAGACTATGCCTTAGTCCGAATATAACAAATTACTTCTAATTGTTCAAGAAAACATCTAAAGCCTTGAATAGGCTCTTACGGGATTTAAACCAAGCTGATTTAATATGTTGGTTGTCTTGATAAACCAAATATCCAACAGTAAAGCCGACTTTATCAATATTTGGGTATCGTTGTAAGTCATGCTCTACTGCATCAAATGGTACTATCTTAATGTAATATTTATTTATTGTTTGGCTCATTAGGGTTAGAAAATATAAACATTAACATAAGAACGACACAAGAAAATATAAACAGGTTGCTCATTGTTTAGATACCTCCTCTAAATAAATAAAATAATGCCTTTAATCTCCATTCAGATAAATGGCGTAAGTGATCTGGTATTTCATCTGAAACCTCCTCTCTTTCATCTGCCCATAAACCCTCATCTGAACCACAGTCTAAACATAAATTCTTTTCTGCAATTACATTCCTACTGCCACAACACATGCAACATAAGGGCATGTCAGCTATTTCTTGCCAACTGTATGATCTTTCCATTAGTCTTGCTCCTCTTCCTCAATTTCTGTTAACCATTCGTCAAAGTCGTTAGCTAATCCGTTAGGCATATCGTTATTTAAAACAACGGGTTTAGGGTTGTCGCTCCATTCAACTAAAATTGTTGTTGATACTATTCTTCTTTCCATTAGTCTTGCTCCCTTATTTTTTTTTGTTCTTGCATGTGTTTAATAATTTCAATTAATAAATTATCAAAATCGTCTACATGATATTTATCTAGTAATTCTTCAATCATTATGCTGACTCCTTTTCTAGTTTAGCCAATACAGTCCATAAAGGTTGTAAGTCATTTTCTTTGATACCAACATCAACACAATTATAATCTGCGTCATAAGATACTTTATGTTCTGCTACATACCATTGATTGTTTTTAAATAGATAGATCCATTCAATGTCGAACTGCACATCATTATAAAATGTGTGTGCTGAATGATATGTTAAAGGTGGGTCTATGTTTGCCCTATCATCTAAACATTCTTTAATGGTAGGTCTTAGACAAGACAGATAACCTTGATTGGCTAGTTCTTCTGCTTTTTTTTGGTTGTTGTAATGCTCATTAATTAATAAGCCGTTATATTCTGGGTAGCCGTCATAATGACAGTATGTCACTACGACTTGCCCATTAGCTCGCTGATATGCGATATTACTTCTCGTTCCCATTTGTTATACCTCCTATAGTATTTATTATGGTTTCCAATTCACATTTATAATCATACGCTTCTTAATCTATTTGTCAACAATTTGTATACAGTTAATATTATAAAGATTATTTATATGGCTAGATGTTCGGGATTAATCGCATCTGCCCCCTCTCTTGGTCAAGCTCGTAAATAAAATCATACATACACAAAGATACATGAAGATCCAATCGGGTCGGGTCGGGATTGTCGGGATTATGTGTCGGGTCGGGTCGGGAAATGCCTTTAACACAATATAACACACCAGACACATGAGCAGGAAAGAACATTTTGTATACTGCTGGCGTCTGGGTTGCCAAGCTCTATCTATATCTATTAAAAATAAACTAAAGTAATTGTTGCTATTTGTATCCACTATGCTATATTAGATGTTCATATAAATTAAATAGGAGAAGTAATATGATAAGAAAATTTGAACAAGAAGCCATAGTCAATCAGATTATGGAGGGTGTCCACGAAAGAGTGGATAAGCAAATAACCAAAGCCGAGAAGTCTGCTGACTTCAAAGCTATTAAGAAGTTAGCTGACAAAGTAAAGGAGTGTTATAAAGAAAAAGAGCAGATTTCAAATAAACTACACACTATGGAGTCTGCTTGTAATGAAGCTATCAGAAACTATAACAGCATGAGCCAAGAAGCCTTGTATGGTATTAGTTCTTTTACTTATAGCAACAAAGAACTTAATTGGTTTAAACATGATTGGCAGACTAGAGATAGAATATCTGACAAGTTAGCAATAGCATTGCTAGAGCCAATGGCACAGGAAAGAATAAAAGATATCATCATGTCTATCGCTGATGAGGTATCTAAGTAATGTGCCTACAGAAATGTCCTAAGTGCAACGAAGACCATATTCATTATCTTGGTGATAACTGCACAGGTGAGATGGAAGATTGGCATTGTCAAACTTGTGATGCACACTACGAAGTAGATGTGAATATACATAGACACTTTGAAACCATGAGGGAGGTGGTGTTTGAATAACAAATAAGAGAAGTAAGAAGCCCGACCTAGTGTCGGGTTTTTTTATGTCGGGAGTCGGGGTTCGGGATTACTTGCCAAGCACAGATAAACACACAATAAGGTAAACACAGTTAGATCCAGGAGATCTAGCAGATCCACCAGG